GGGAGGGCAAAGTCCCTCCCTCTTTTATAGGAAAAAAGAATGACAGAACAAAAACAAAACGTATCACTATCGAGTTTATTAACTCCAAGCAAAACAGTAACCGTAGATTACCCAGGTATGAGCGGATTTACTGTAGATTTATGCTATCTCGCAAGAGAAGAACTAATTAAATTAAGAAATCGTTGTTTATCACAAAAGTTTAATAGAAAGACAAGAGCTTTTGATGACCAACTAGACGAAGATAAATTTTTAGTCGAATATGTAAAAGCAGTAATCAAAGGGTGGAAGGGCTTAAAATATTCTTACTTAGAAGAGCTTCTATTGGTGGATATCAGCAGCTTAGACCCTGAAGATGAATTAGAATTTTCCCAAGATAATGCAGAGACTCTGATGAAGAATGCAGGAGACTTTGACACTTGGGTAACTGAAGTTACAGGCGACTTAGAAAATTTTACGAAGACCAAGTAGAACAAGTACTTGGTTTATTAGATAAACAATATAAGGAAGGACAATTACCTCTGGACACATATTTAGACATATGTGAACAAAAAGGTATAGAACCTGACCCTGCCGAAATGCCACCGACTATGGGAGATTTTCCTCCTGAAGTTCAGGTGGCTTTTTTATTGCACGACTTATTACCAGATAGATGGGATGGAATGAGTGGTTCATATTTTGGAAAAGATATGGCCGCACTTGGTACTTTACTAGATGTACATGAAGTTGATGATAAAAGAAATACCATCTTTTGGATAAAACAAATAGAAGCAAAAAATAGCGAAGTTATAAATAAAAAGATTGATAGAAAACGAAAAGCCTCTCAAAACAAGGCAAAAGGTCCCGGAATTAATTCGGCGAATTTAAAAAGATAAATAATGGCAGATTTTAAGGTTGTAGGAAAGTTAGTAATTGATGACAAAGGTCAATTAAAAGTCCTTGGCAAAAAAGCCAAAGGGGCTTCCAAAGAATTAGATAGGGTAGGAACTTCTGCACAAACTGCCGACCGTAGATTAAAAGGAGCAGCACAGGCTTCTTCAGGCGGTAGTAAAAACTTTTCAAAAATGGCACAAGGTATCAATGGAGGTCTCGTACCTGCATATGCTACTCTTGCTGCTTCTTTATTTGCTATTGGAGCTTTATTCAGAGGACTACAAGAAGCTGCAAATATTAAAAACCAAACAAAAGGTATGGAAATATTTGGAGAAGCTACTGGTATTGCAATGAAGGGCATAGTTGCTGATTTAAGAGCAGCTACAGGTGGTATGCTTGATTTTCGTACTGCAGCACAACAAGCACAGATAGCAACAGCTGCTGGATTTAATTCTCAACAAATTATAGAACTAGGTAAGGGAGCAAAACTCGCATCTGTAGCACTTGGTAGAGATTTAACAGATTCATTTAATCGTCTTTTAAGAGGTGTAACAAAAGCAGAGCCAGAACTATTAGATGAATTAGGTATTATATTAAGAATTGATGATGCTACAAGAAAGTATGCACAAGCAAATGACTTAGTTGCGTCAAAACTTACAATCGCTCAAAGACGAAGCGCAGTATTTGAAGAAGTAAGTAGACAGCTTGCAAATAACTTCTCTGCATTTGAAGACGGAGCAGATGAAGCATTAAACTCCTTCTCTAAGTTACAGGTTGCTTTTTCAGATATTATAAAAGGATTAACCGTCTTTATTGGACCTTTAGAGTATGTAGCAGAATTCTTAGCTGCAAATACAGGAGCAGCAGCAGTTATATTTGCAGGGTTTGCTTCTTCTATCATGAAATCAGCTTTTCCAGCTTTAACAAACATGACTACAGCTCTTCAAACTTATCAAGCAACTTCTCAAAGTGCTTTAAGAGCAGAGAAAGCAAGATTTCAACAAATGACTATAATGTTTAAAAAGAATGCAGCAGAAGCTAATTTTTCTGAACTAAAGAAAAGTGTTACATTTAAAAAGTTTTTAAAGAAAAGAGGGATGGACGAAGCTGCTTTTAATAACAAATCAGTAACTAATCAAAGAAGGTCAATTTCTTTAATGATAGCAAATCTTCAAAAAAGACAAGCTGCAGGAAAAGTTATAAATGATGCAGAACTTGCTTATTTTATAAAAACACGAAATCAAATGGTAGGAGCTCAAATTTCATTTGGAGCAAAAGTAACAGGTATCGCTAAAGCTACAGCAGGTGCAGCAGGTGCGGCTATAACAGTTCCGGCATTACTTGCTCGTACAGGATTAGCACAAGTAGGAAAAGCAGCTTTAAAATTAGCTCCGGTATTTAAAACTTTAGGAAGACTTATGGGTGGAGCTTTCACAATATTCTCTACTGGATTTATAGCTAAATTTATGTATGAACTTCTTTTTATTACTAAAGAGGAAAAAGAAGAAAGACAAAAAATAAAAGGAATTTTAGATAACTCTGCTTTAAAATTAAAAGAAATCAATAGAATTGGTGATAGTATGTTTGAAAAAGGATTAACAGGAGCTGCAGATACTGTTGAAGGTTTAAATTCAAAACTTTTACAAACTTTTAGATTAATTCAAAGTATAAGAGGAGTTTCAGCTGCAGAAGATATAATAAAAGAAGAGGGACTTTCAGGAACTGGAAGACAAGAGCTTTCCGCAATAATAACTCAACAGCTAGCAACTTTTAGTACTCAGGGAGGAGACTTAGGAAAACTGTTAAAAGGTCTTACTCCTGATGAAAGCGGAGGTGATGTTTTTGGGAAGTTTGTAGGTGAAGGGGGCACTTCTTTAATATCAGATGTTGATAGATTTATGAGAGATTATGTGAGTGAATCAGGGTCTATTAACGAAAAAGGTTTAAAACAATTACAAAACATACTAACAAAAGAAATGAAAAAAGGGAAATCAGAGTCAGTAATTGGTTTTATTGATTTTTTAGCAGGAAAACTACAAGAACTTGCAGACCCTGGTGAAGTTCTTGACGGAGTAACAAAAGGTGCAAAAAACGTAAAAGATGCATTAGCAGTAATCGGAGACGGGTATAAACCTACTTCTTTAGATGCTCTAACAGCAAGTTTAACTCAGCTAAAAAATGAATTTAACTCAGAAGATACTGCTAATTTATTTAAAGTAATAAACGATATGTTTGGAACAGATTTCCGTAATAACACAGCAGCAGAAAACTTTGTAAAATTAAGAGAAACAGCAGCAAAAGAAATAGTAGGTCAACAAGCCTCAACTTTAGTTGCAAGAAGCGGAATCTCAGAAGCTACAGCAAGTCTTGGAGCAAGAAAAGATGCAGCAACGCAAATGGCAAAACAAAGATTAAAAGAGCTAAGTTATTCTATAGATATAACTGAAGTTAATAATAAAATTAGAGAGCAACAAGAATTTTTGTTACTGTCTGAAAATAAAGGCAATGAAGTAGCGGAAAGAAAACTAAGAACTTTAGAATTACAGCGCGAGGTTTTAAAAGCACAAGAAAAAGAATATACAAGGGCAAACACAATCGCAGGACAACTTCAAGACACTTTCCAAGATGGCTTAGACAATACATTCCAAAGCATAATAGATGGAACAGCTAAAGCTAAAGATGCTTTCAAACAATTAGCTGTAGTAGTAATTCAAGAAATGCAAAGAATACTTGCAGTACGTATGGCAAGTCAAATTATTGGAATGATGTCGGGCATGTTTGGAGATGGAACAACTCCAGGACAAAATATGAGTCCTGTAGATAACCCTAGTATTATTAGTCAAGTAGAAGGATTTAATTCTACCCCAAAAGGCAATCCTTTTGGTAACAGGTATGGAGGAGTGGTTAGAAAAGGATACGCAGCAGGCGGAATTGCAGACGGCCCTGACTCAGGTTATAACGTACTTATGCATGGAAGAGAAGCAATCGTACCACTACCAGACGGAGACAAAATACCAGTACAACTTACAGGAAAAGGACAAGGACCGGTAAATTCAGTTATAAATGTTACTGTAAATAATGAAGGCGATACAGAAACTTCAGTAGAAGAATCCACAGCATTAGGCGAAGCAATTCAAATGGCAGTAACTAGAGAGATATCGGAACAACAACGACCAGGCGGCTTACTTAGCCCAATTTAATACTTATGGCAATAGGATTTAGCACAACAGCATCTTATGGAAACAGACAAATAGTTCCAGATAAAGGTTTATCTTCTTCAGAAACTCCAAGAGTTCTTATGGCTTCTTTCGGCGACGGATATGAGCAAAGAATAGCAAATGGAATAAATTCTTTAGAACAAACTTTTTCTTTAAGTTTTAAAACAAGAACAAAAGCTGAAATAGATGATATAATTGCTTTTTTTGTAAGTTTAAAAGGTGTAACTGCTTTTAATTATGTAGTTGCAGATAGTAATCAGGGCGGTGGAGAAACAACTTATAAAGTTGTATGTGATAAATGGACAAAAACATATGCCTATGATAATTTTTATAGTGCAACAGCAAATTTTAGGAGAGTATACGAAGCATGACAGATCTTATTGTTAAAGATTTACAGAAGCAAGATCCAGGTTCACAACTTATTGAGTTGTTTGAGCTTAAGTTTGATTCCACAACTTTATATTTTCATTCGGGAGTACAAGAAAATCTAACTTCTGTGCAATTTAGAGATGATGGAGGAACATTACGTACTTATACAGCAATTCCTTTGCAAGCCAAAGGATTTAAATCTGATCCTTCATCAACAAGTGCTCGACCTACAATAACTTTTGCCAATGTGTCAGATATATTTAAAAGTTCAATAACAGATTATGAAAATTTATTGGGAGCAACTTTAACAAGAAGAACAACTCTTGAAAAATATTTAAACTCTAATCCTGCAGTAGAGTTTCCTAGACAAGTTTATATATTTGACAGAATATCTACGCTTACTAAAACTACGGTTTCTTTTGAATGTTCAACTCCTTTTGATTTACAAGGAATTATACTCCCAAAAAGACAAGTTTTAGCAAATGGTTGCCCTTGGATTTATCAAGGAGCAGACCATACATTAAATGAGTATGAAAAAGTAGGTGCTTGTACATGGAACAGAGAAAGTAAATATAAAGCAGCTTACAAGTCTTCACTTAATGGAGCAACAGAATACATATCTTTAGTAAATTTAGATAATGAATATATAGTTCCCGCAACTGGAGAAAGTGGGGCAATTACTTTTTCTTCTACAGTAAGCAGTATAACAGAAAATAGCTACTACACTACAAATACTACTTTAGGCGGAACAGTGAGAAGATTAAAAAAAGATGGAAGTATAGATACTTCTGCAGATTCAACTACTGTACCAAATTATTGGCAAGCTTTTAAAACAAGTAACTCTCCAGGAACTTTAACTGATAATAATGTATTAGTAAAAAGAATCAGAGTGTGGGATACTTATAGTGCTTCAACAACTTATTATGCTTATACAGATGATAGATACAATGACTATGTAAGATATACTGTTGGAGGTTTAATAAAATTATGGAAAGCAAAGAAAACCTCTATAGGACAAACTCCAGAATTTGGAGATTATTGGGAACCAGGAGATGTTTGTTCCAAAACTATGACAGGTTGTAAAATGAGATATGGATTTGACCCTATATCTATAGGAACTGCAACTTCAACAGGAAAAGCAAACCCAAGCACAGAGGTAGTATTACCTTTTGGAGGTTTCCCAGGCTCTCAAAAATTCTCTTAATGAAATTCTTAAACGAGATGTATCAGGCAGCCAAAGAATCTGCCCCCAGGGAAATGTGCGGACTTGTAGTCCGACAAAATGACATAGAAAAATGGATTTTATGTCAAAATATTTCAGAAGATAAAGATGACTTTGAAATTGACGCAAAAGTTTTCGTTCAATATCAACTTACTTCAAAAATATTATATGTAGTGCATAGTCATTACAATCAAAAAAATTTAAAAGCAAGCATTTATGATGTGAACAATTGTAACTCGGTGAATATACCTTATTTAATAGTAGGATATCCACAAAAGGAATATATAATAATAGAGCCAAAATGACAAGAACAATATACTTAAATGGAAAAATGGGAGAACTCTTTGGAGAGGTCTGGAAACTAAATGCAGCAACTGTAGCAGAATGTATGCACGGTATTGACTGCCAAAGAGAAGGAAAGTTAAAACAATACTTAATGGATTGTACAGAAAAAGGAATAAAATTTACAGTTCAAAGAGGTAAAGAGCTTCTTGATTATGATAACTTACAGATGAATTTAGGCGAAGACGATTTAATTATTTCTCCAGTTCCCGCAGGTTCTGGAAATAAGTTATTAAAAGTTATAGTAGGTTTTGCTCTTATGGTAACAGCAGCGTATCTTATGGCAACAGGTAACTTTGAAGGTGCTGCAGGTGTTCTTAAGTTCGCTAAGTTAATGGCAGTAGGTATGGTAGGGTCAGCCCTTCTTAATTCAGGTATGGCAGAATATATGGCACCTAAAAAACCGGGAGAACAAGGAGACGCATTTTTATTTGATGGCCCAGTAAATACTACAAAACAAGGCGTACCAGTACCTTTGGCATATGGACAATTAATGGTAGGAGGAACTCCAATAGCCTTCGGCTTTACTGACAGAGAAACTACAGCTTCTTCAGGTTTTACATTTAAATCAGGAACAAGTGTAGCTTATGCTACAGACGGACAATTTCCCCCAAATTCAGGAGTATCTGTGATAGCCGAAGAAACTACACCTTCAAACGTAGCTGCACAAAAACCTGTCTCAATTGATTGGAACTTCAGTAAGGGAGAGATATAATGACACGAATAATACGAAAAGATGGCCTAGGAGACATAGGAGATAGCGGAAACTCAAGCATTTATAATAATTTTAACACCAAAACCTCTACAGAAAAACAAAGTGCTGTAGTAGTTGATGTATTATCAGAAGGCCCAATTTATGGGTTAGTAGAAG